GTAAGTTTTGATACGAACATTGGTCACAACTTTCTTGATGATTCTGATTCGCGTTATGAATTTTATCATCGCAAAGAAGCCAGGGTTCCTTTCAATCTAGATTACTTCAATCGGATTACCAAGGGTGGATTACCAAACAAAACACTGAACATACTTCTAGCTGGCACTGGGGTTGGTAAGTCTTTGTTTATGTGTCATTGCGCTGCTGGTAATCTTCTAGAAGGTAAGAACGTTCTTTACATCACCATGGAAATGGCAGAGGAACGCATCGCCGAGCGTATTGATGCCAATCTGTTGAATGTCACCATGGACGAACTTGGTGAGATGGATAAGGCTACATATGATAAAAAACTTGCTAGGGTTAAAAACAAAACAACCGGCAAGCTTATCATCAAAGAATATCCAACTGCCTCTGCAGGTTCAGCAAATTTTCGCCATCTGATCAATGAGTTGAAACTCAAAAAGAATTTCACTCCTGACATTATCTACATCGACTATCTGAACATCTGCGCCAGCTCGCGCATGAAGTATGGTAGTAACATTAACTCTTACATGTATGTCAAGGCGATTGCTGAGGAACTTCGTGGCTTGGCTGTTGAATTCAATGTTCCTATTGTTTCAGCAACTCAAACAACAAGAAGTGGTTACAGCAATAGCGATGTTGGTCTTGAAGATACGTCCGAATCATTCGGGCTACCAGCTACGGCTGACTTGATGTTTGCGTTAATAACTTCCGAGGAGTTAGAATCACTCGGTCAAATCATGGTCAAACAGCTGAAAAATCGCTACAACGATCCAGCTACTTACCGAAGATTTGTTATAGGTATTGATCGCGCTAAAATGAAACTATTTGATGTTGAACAAGACGCGCAGGAGGGATTAGTTGATGATCGACCAGTGATGGACAAAACAGATTTTGGTGAAAGAGACAGCGACTTTTATAAGAAGAAACCGAAGTTTAACAAAAAAGATTTTGAAGGATTTGCATGATGAAGGACTACATTATCAAGAAAAACGGCGAACAATGGGATGTGATTGAAACACAAACAGATCTTGTCGTTAAGAGTTGTATAAATCCTTGTAGCGCACAAGTTGAAAAGACTAGACTAAACAATGGTGCAGGTTTCGCGGGTTGGACTCCAAGTTTTTTTGTAAAAAATTACTCAAGAACTCTAAAAAAGCGGGGATTTGTGACTAAATAAGTCACAAGAAAATGCAAATTTGCGAATGCAGCATTCTGCGAATCTAGACGCAATGAGGCACAGGGGATAACCGAAAGGAACAGTCGGGAATTTGGTGGGGTTCCACCCGACATTGCTGCGAAGGGTTGGGCGAAAGTCCAACCCTTTTTCATTATAAATAAGCAAAAAAGAGGTCGGTTATGCAATCTTTTAAAAGTTTTCTCGCTGAAGGTATCAACAAAAAGCTTTTTTGTTTCGATATGGACGAAACGCTTTTAGCGCATGACCACAGACATCTAAAGATTCATGTCAGAGACGCGCAGGGTAAGTTAATCAGAAGCCTAACCAATCAAGAATTTAACAAGTACAAGTTGAAACCGGGTGAGCATTTCGATTTCAAGGATTTCAGATCTTCGAAGATTCTTGGTCAATCTGCGCATCCAATTAAACCAATGATAAACAGATTAAACAATCTCAAAAGACGTGGATTTAAAACTGAGATTGTTACTGCTCGTTCAGACCTAGATAATAAGCAACAAGTCAAAAAACATCTGTTAAAACACGGTATCAATATTGATACAACTCATCTTCGAAGAGCTGGAAATATAGAAGGAACTTCTACAGGCGATAGAAAACGTAAAGTGATTTCAGATCTAATTAAGAAACACGGCTATAAAGAAGTGCACCTGTATGATGATGATATTGGTAACCACAAGCATTTTGCCAAGCTGAAGCAAGAACATCCGGGCATTCGTCTAGTTTCTCATGTTGTCAGACACAACGAGAGAACAGGCAGAACCAACACTGTTACGATTAGGCATTAACATGACTCAGAACACTATCCTTTCTGACATAAACGAAATACAAACTGGATATTTTCTAGCGGAAGGTAAATGGTATGACGAAGAAGCTAGAAAACAATTTAACGCTAGAGCAAAACAAGCAACAGCTGAACAAGTAGCAGATGCTATTGGTAAAGCAGAAGTTATGGCTGAAGAATTTTTGAAGTGGGCTAAAGCTAACGGGTATTCCGGTAAAATCAAAAATGTTTGGTGGACTGCTAGACCAGGATCTATGGCTGCAGCTGTTGGCAAACCTGTGGATCAGAAGAAAAATCCAACTGACATTCTTGTTAAGTTTAACAAAGGACCTCATGAAGGATTTCTTGGACTATCAGCCAAAGCTACCAAAACTAAAGGTGATATTGGGTTCAAGAATCCAGGTGTTGGTACTGTTGATAGAAGTTTGAATCTGAAACTAGCTGATGAGTACAAAAAAACTTTGGAAGATACTATTAAAAAATTTAAGCTCCCCCAAAGCACTTCTGACAGAAAAGCTTACATCAGAAAAAATACAGGCGTCAAAGCCAAAACAGAAGAAATCGGCTCAAAGTTACTTTCTAAGCTTAGAGATATTTTGTTAGCACGTATGTTGAAGATGAAACAACCAGAACTAATAAAGTATCTCCTTCAAGATTGGATGGACGCAGAAGCTTTGTTTCCTCCATACATCAAAGTGACAGGTCAAGGTAACAGACCACCTTACACGGCGACCGTGATGGACCCAACCGAAAACGAAAAGCTGAATGCTCTCCAAAAATACAAAGTGACTCTCGAAAAAATTGGTAACGAATCTATAGGTGTGAAGGCAGGAACTAAAAAGATTATGAAAATTCGTTTTAAATTCGAATCAGAAAAGATGGCATCGTCGATGAAGCTTTCCGGCGATCCTTGGTAAAGAGAGTATCAATTCGAAATAATTATAAATATGCGTAAGAGAAGAGGCGTTTTTAAAACCTTCGCATGACAGGATTTCAATCAATGATGACATTAAAACAATTTTTTTTATTGGAGAGCATTCGTCAAGGGTTATCGCATATCCATACAATGACTCACGAACAGTTCGGAAATCTGATTGCGGATAAGAAAATTCATATCCATCACGTAACTGAAAAAACAGATGGCGCTACGCACAAGTTTGGTTATGATGAGCATGGATTTTACTCGCAAAGTTCTGGTTCGGGCGCCGAAAAGATGCGTTCGAAACAAGATTATGAAACTAGAGCGAAAAGAAGAGCAGCGGAAACTGGAAAACCTCTTGACTTTACTGCTTCCACTGCATTTGGACATGTACATGAAATTTTACAGAAAAATTCGCATTTACAGTCATATTTAAAACGAAAAGCTATTAAATCCGGCGGCGAAACTTCAGTAAAGGGCGAACTGTTCCATAAAGGATTATCAAGACCCTCCGAAGATAAAAGGGGCGAGATCAAATTTGTTGGGACGTCGTACGATCCTTCACATATGGGACATACAGGTAAAATTGTAATCCATTCAAAACTACCGGAAAATCAAGGGCATGATACTGAACATTTCAAAAGAGAACTTTCTAACGAGCATATCAATTTTGATGATGATATAGTGAAACACAAACCTTCTCATGTTGATGTGGGCGACGAACATAAAGAATTTCATCATCTCAATCATGAATTGCTCAATTCAAGAACCACACCAAAAAACAAAGCTGACAAAGAAGCTGAAACAAAAAAATTTGAAGCGATCAAAAAGAAAGTTTCCGAAAAAGTTGACCATCATATTAGTAAAATGGGGTTAAAACCTAAATGGGGTAGTGGCACGGAAGGTGTAGTTGTTCATCCTCGCGCTGGCTCTCGCGCTCCGCGATTTAAAGTAACATCAGCATCTTTCAGGGAATATAAGTCAGACCCATCAAATAGTGAAAAATTTAAGAGTAGAGGAATTTAAAGTATGTTGAGTTTTAAGACCTTTAAAAAAAATTTGCTTTCCGAAGGCGGTAATATCAAAGTAAAAAATTCTTCTGGCGTAATGATTTCATCAGAGCCTTTTAAAGTTAAAGATCGCGGAAG